CTCTTCCGATCTTATGTCTTTTCTTTGCCGCAGCGAGCCACTCCGGTGAGGGCGTCCACTTTTCGTCCGCCCTGGCTTTACGTACGCCATTTTTATATTCGACGGTGTGGACCATGAAGCTTTCAGGAACATCGTCGAATCCATAGCCCTTGGGGAAGCCGGGATCTCTTGTTAAATCTAGTGGGTAATCGTCCTCCTTCTTGAGGACCCGAACCTGAACCGCTTTTGTCCACCAATCCTGTACGTAGTGCTTTCTGGTTGGCTCACCTGCAAAACTATTTTCTACTATTCTACCGTTATTGCCGTCGGTATCAACTACGATACTTGCTGCCCCTGATCTCAGCTTCTCAATTTGGTCGGACGTTACGCCCTTGAGTGTGACCTCGTGATTGACCCCATTAAGAAGTACGTTCTGCGAAATAGTGGTGCCGTTCACGTTAAAACTGCGAGATACACCGGGTGAAAGCTTCCCATCAGTTCCCTCGGCTATTACCGTAACTGTAAGCCCACCGGGTCCACGGGACATTGGAGGTGCAAAAGGCTGCTGTGTATTCGACATTACTATACCCCGCGAAAATCACCTACGGACAGGGCTCATTGTTCCGTTAATGCCCACAGCCGAAGAGCTTCGGGCATTATCGGATGATGTGAATCGTCTCAGTGAGTTCGTGAGGATTTCGGAAATGGACGCGCGGAGTGCAGCCCGTGTGGGCGACACGTACTTCTTCGTCGAAGCCCCCAAGGGGATTCCGTCGGCGTCCGTTGAAAAAGCCTTGAAGGAGACGTTTCCCGGATGTTCAGTGACGCGTAGGACGTTCACGCTGTTCTACCGCGTGTCGTGGGCGTGATGTGTTCGCGCACATGGAGTAGACTAAAACTGGCTATAACTAGAACAGTGTACGCTGCTAACTTATATGTCCAGCTGCGGACGTAGTGATCGAGCAATAGACTCACGATACCCCATAATCCAACCCACGCGAGTACGGTCAATACGGTCTCTTCGAAAAAGCGATGCGGGAGTGCTTCCATTGTTTTGCGCAGAGCTTTAAAATCCACTTAGCGATGACGGCGGCGCCTGTGCCTACGTGTGCGACGGCCTCCATGCCGCTGCACCACGTCCTCGAGCACATCTGGGAGTCCTCTGTCTACCTCTTCGGGGTCTGCGCCAGGCGGAACACCTATTCCCACCGCTACCTTTTCAGTTGCCGCCATCTGTCCGCTCTTTCGGAATATCCACTCGTCTACGCGATAGCCGCGCATGGTGGGCGAGCTCGGACCCCGAAGATCCGAAAACATAGCGTTCACATTTGGATAAGCTCCATCCAGTCTGACGAACCTGCCAAGCCGCGACGGGAGGGAGTTCTTCCGATGCTCAATCCGGTATAAGAATCCCTTTTTTAGTTCGTTTGCGGGGATGATGGCGAGTGCTCCTTCTGGATACTTTTTCACTCCTAATCCAGGCCTGTTCTTTTCGTACTCCTTCTCCGCCTCTGCCGCCCCTGGTCTCAACCCGGGTCCGCCTCCCCGTGTTCTGCGACGAGTTCCCTTCATTATCTACACGCTGCGAATAAACTAGGATGTATAAAAACTCCTTTAGAGAATAAGCACGCTAAGTACACATGGAAGATTGGAAGAATTCGTCTCACGAAAACTACGATGTGTCAAACCAAGGACGCGTGAGGAACCGATCAACGGGTAGGATCATGAAACCTTACTTGGATCCTCATGGGTACTATAGTTTCAAGTTATGTGTTAATAAGGTCTACACTAAGAAATACCTTCACAGGCTCATGGCAGAAGCATTCATCGAGAATCCAGACAGCCTCAAGTTAGTTGATCACATCAACCGAGATCGGGTCGACAACCGACTTGAGAACCTAAGGTGGATTTCATGCACGGGCAATATGTTGAATACTGCGCGACATGAAGAAGAGATGTATGGGATTTCGTGGTGCACGAAACGCAATAGCTACCAGGTTCATTTCAAGCGGAACAAGAAGCAGATGGGGTTTGGTTACTTCCATACCATCGAAGAAGCAAAGACCAAGCGCGATGCAGTTCTTATCCAAATTAGCAATGGAGAGTTCCTTACCTAAACCGATCTTATGAATTCCCATCTAAGGTACGAACATATCTTCTCCCAAATGTGGTCGTGGGCAATCAGGCGGTCGCGTGACTTCAGCAGCGGAAAGTAGACCTTGTACTCATCCAAGTCCAACAGCTCGAAGAACTTGTACAGGATGTAGGAGTACGACAGAAAGTTCGTGCGGTCGTTGGGGCAATACAACAGAAACGGAGCCTGAATCTCCTGGAACATGGCACGGATCTTCTCCTCGATCTCCGGCGTAATGGTCGGAGGTGGGTTGCCGTTCAGTCTGCTTAGAATGTGAGCCGCATGCTCGTAGTACTTCGACCGACCCAGCTTCTTCAGAATCTCACGAATCTCCTTCTCCGTCAGATCAGCAATGTTGTTGATGCGACGTTTACGGATCTCCAGCACCACCTCATTCATGACCTCCTCCGGAATCATAGTGGACTCCTTCGCCTGAAACTGGTTCAGGATCTCGTTGAGGTGGTTGATCTTCTTGTACGCGTAATTGTTCCGCTCCTTTGGCGGGTCACGGAACGAAGGGAAGTCGGACACCACCAGCGAATACTCCTCGGACCCGCACTTCGGGCAGACCAGAATGCCTTCAGACGAGATCTCCTCGCGGGCGACGTTACAACCCACGCAGTGCTCCGTCATCAGTTGCGTGGCCTCTGGGTTATTGCTCAGCTTCATGCGGGCAACGTACTCGTCGAACATCTGCTTCTTCGACACGCCAACGGACTCGGAGGGTCCGGCCGCGGCGAAGAACTTCATGAACGTAGACGCATCCTTGGGAGACTGTAGTGCGGTCGCAGTGGCATCCGGACGCTTGTAATAATCCATCAGGATGTCCATGTTTTTCATGTAATAGTCTTCCATCGGATTCGCCTGGGCTAACTCGGTCTCGATCTCGCGAACGCGTGCCTCCCATGTAGAACATGTGACCACATCCGCAATCTCATTGGACGTCCTCAGCCCTTCAATTCGTTCGCGTAATCCGACCAGTTCAGTCTCCAGCTCACCCTTGCGAGTCGTGGCCGTCCGTAACCCACTCACAATGTCCTGATGGACGGAATCAAGCGTTCCCATTGACGTTGTTTCCGTTTCCCGTGTCTTCCTCACCCTGAACACTTCCATATAGTTCGTCTTCCACTTGTTTCATGAAAGCAGAATTGTCGCAGATGATCGGTCTCTGCTTGCGAACCGCGGACAGCAGTGTCCTGAAGTCGATCCCGAAGTTTTTGGACACAAACGTCAAGACCAGAAACGCGGATCGATTGATCCCAGCCTTACAGTGGACGTACACGGTTCCATTCGTCGACCGCAGAAACAGCCGCATCCAGTTCTCAAACTCCGGATACCAATCGAGGATCCGTACCGCCATCGAGTCAATCGCGTGGAGTTCGGCGTAATTCCCCGCATGGCGTTTCCGCCACCACTCTGGACAATCGTCGGCAAATGCACAATTGACCACGTGGGTAATGTTATACTTCGCTGTAAAAAGTGGAGTGATCTGAAACCCAGCCCCAAGGAGAATCCGCGGATACACCCAAGCGGGCGGGCACTGCATTGTATTCCTTCGCACTAACCGAGAAAGCTCGAAAAAACGACATTGACAAAGTGGGCCAGCACCACCGACGCTGCACCCACAACTGCGGCACCCTGATAGCTCACCACGCCATTGCCCGTGTAGGCCGAGGGGATGTACTGGAGCAGCAGGTTGCGGGGTGTGGACAGAGAGAGCACGAATGCTGAGACAAAGAAGGCAATGTACAGCTGGAGATTGCGGAACATGAATCCCATCTGCGGCAGAGACGGCTTAAATGTCGGGGCCATCGCTGTCGTGCTGGGACCCGGACCACTGGCCTCGGGGTAGACAGGCGGGGCAGACTGCGGACCCTGCGGACTGGGAAGAAGAGCGTCAAGCGATGTTGCACCTTCCATTGTTTATGAGGAAGACGGGATTTCACATTCGGCATCTTCCACGCGGTAGCGGTAGCACTTTCCATCCACCTTGACGATCCGTGAAGTTGTCTCGTTGATGGGGACTGCGAGTGTCTTCATGACGCCGTAGTCGCGGTGAAACAGCATCACAGCCAGGCCCAGTCCAATGATGAACGAAAAGAAGGGTGCCCCGCGGTGGAGGACGTGGGTGATGGGCACCTGCATTACTTCTGAGATGCGAGGAGATTCAGTGAATCGGGTTCGGCGGTGCATGGCACTTCGGTTGCCTCGAAACGAACACATCCTGTGTCGGTATGAAAGACCTCGGGACTCCCCGGTTTAGGGACACCCGATGTTTTGCGTGTGGGCGGGACAAAGACTGTCCCAATGACGAGGCCGGTGAGCATACCAGCGACAAGCCACGGAAGTTGAATGAGCATGCTTATACGTATCCGAGACTTCGTGTCACCGCCTCACTGCCGCAGCAGCATCCGCAACACCGGTCACCGGGCCACGGGTCTTCAGTTGCTGGATGGGAACAACCGCCGTGAACCAGACCATGATTTGAACGATAAACCCGGAAATCGGGGCCACGCCGGACCCGATGGACATCAGGATCTTGACTAACCAACCCTCTGGCGGCGTCTTGAAGACAATGCCTAGCCAAATGGATGGATAGTAGAACAGATCGTATAACTTACTGATTCCCCACACGACCCATTGTCCCACAAGTCCGTAGTTTGTATCGGTGTAGGGCGTGGTGCGGGCGATCCCTCCGGACTGCATCGCGTCCTCAATGTACTTCCACTGCCGGTACGTCCACAGCACCACCAGCGTCCATCCCAGCACAACGATGAACAAGAACTGGGCCTTCGCGGCTGTAATACCGATTCCCCACAGCACATCACCCGGTTTCTGGACGAACTTGCCGAACGCAGACCGTTCGCCAATATCAAGGGTCTCAGAAAGTGTCGCGGATTTGGTGTGCCACAGCCCACGGTCGTCAAGGTACTCGACGGTCAGCTTGGGTGGTGTGAGTTTCAGTGTATCCGAATCGGCAGGAGTGGCGATCTGGTTGTTTTTGCGGAGATCGGCGTCGAGCTTGGACACAATAATCACAATCTCGCCATAGTTCCTCGATTGGCTGTCTGTGACTTGTTCCGAGACGTCGATCGTCTGGTCTCCAACTACATACTTGGCCGATGTCACCGTTACACCCCCCATTGTTACTTGGCGAATACGAGATTTGCGAGACCACTCACGATACGGAGGTTGTTAATCGACTCCACGTAGACGCCAACCCTATACGTGTACGAAAAGATGACAGTTCCACCGACACTTGATGGTATGACTGTCAGAAGCTGATCGGGGCTGTAAATGAGAGCTCCGAGGCTTCCATCCGGGTTGTTGGGCTGTCGTGCGGTAGGGTTTGACACAATCACCGGGTTTGTGCTGAATGCGGTCGACTTCAGAATACACACTGGGGTTTGGGCTACCGCAGCGATCGACGAAGGCACAGGCTGCTGAAGCGAAATGCGTAACACGACCTTATTGTACATGGACGCATTGGCCGCACCGCTCGGCTGATACCGGTGATTGTCGAGAGCGAAGGAGTACATGTACACTCCGGGCATGGTTACAGGTTGTTCGCCTGTTGTGTGCTTGTACTGCTGGATCAGGCTAAAGTACGACACGGGCTTTGTCTTGAACCGCTCATTTCCGTCGAAGAGCAATTGTCCGTCCGCAACAATGTCACGAGGGAACACCGACGTCAGCTGATTCTGCCCAGACGAATACAACAGATCACCAGTCCCAGCCGTAATCGCAGAGAACGGGGCACGCTTCGGGTTGACCCAGTTTGTGTAATTGTCCCAGTCATTCGTGAGCAATGTATCCGACCGCTGGGCTGCGAAGACCATTCGCGTGACCATGTTGAACATGGGAACTTCAAGGTCGGAATTCGCACCAAACTGACCTTCCTTGCTGACGTACGTCACCTGCTTCAGTAAGAACGTCTGGTCTGCGGCAGCGAGTTGATTCATTTCCATATCGGTCACGTAGATGAAGTTACCCTCCAGATACGGGTTTGTGTAGAACGTCGCGAGCAGCGGATTGCTCGGAGTTCCTGTTGCAGTCGGAGGACTGAGGAACAGCGACATCGGGAACGAACCGGTGGGCTGAATACGATCACCAAACGTAGGGTTGACGCCTGAAACCGCCGTCGCATTGAATGCCGCCGCAATCGTTCCCGAGAATCCAATGGTGGACGCAACGGCGAACGTGGTGGACGTAACGGCCGGGACTGCGAGGATCGTGTACGAACCATTCAACAGAGGCGACAGCGAACCGAGACCTGCGATCGTGACGGTGTTTCCGGCAACAAATCCGTGAGGCGTTGACGTCGTAAAGGTCTCATACGTCCCACCGCTGGCGACTGCGGACAAAGGCACGGACGCCGTGCCGGGGTTCACGTCAATGACCGTATAGAGCTGGTTCAGTGGACGGAGCGTGACATTGATGTACACCTCAGAGTTCTGCATTGAGACAAGCGGCAGTGCCATACCCGGGTTCTCGCAGAACCAGAAGTGGAGAGGGACAACGAGAGTACGCGAGCGAATCGACGGCTCGGGCGTCGTGGTAAACGGAGCCGTGTTCGGCAGAACCGCAGGTGTGACCGCGTGAGGATACTGGTTCTGGCGGTCATACGCATTGGCGGGATCGTACATCGCAGGCACGTTTCCAACCATCTCGTTGACGACATCCCGCTTTGTGACATCGTGTGTCAAGTAGGAATACATCTTGAGCCACTCACCACGCAGCGTCTGGATCGTTACACCGTTGGCCACGAAATCGATATGGTCGATCATAGTGTAGCCAATGTTCTTGATCCACTGGAACTCGTAACCGATCGCAGAACACCTGGAATCGTATCCAGCCGGGGCAGCGGTGTTGCCAATCGACGCCAGCGGCGACCAGATGTCGGGGAGCGTCAGAACCAAATACGTGTCGTGAAGTAGCTGGGCATAGCGATCGACGCGACAGCTCAGCGTGCGGGTCTGTGTGAAGTTAAAGTCGAGATTCGAGGACGAGAAATCCATGCGAATGGACTCCATGGCAAAGTTCGTATGCCGACGATACACTGCCCTGAAGTGGGTCATGGAGGGATTGCCGTTAATGAGGTGGTTCTGTGCCCCCACCTGCGAGAGTTGAATCAAGCCGCCCGGCATTTGTATTAACGCACACTGATTGTTTAGATTAAAGAACCAGCGAGAGGAACACTCGCAGTCGGACAATTCACACAGTCGCTAATCTTGGGACGGGTGCCCGGTGCCGTCCACTGAGACTGTGGTGGCAGACCCGGTACAGAACCCGGGGCCGTGCTCAGCGTCTGAGGGTAGGGCGTCTTGTTGTACTGCGTGGCCTTGTTCGCCAGGACGGATAGGTACACGTAGTTATACTTTCGCTGGGGTGCGGGCGGTGTGTTTGCGAAGGAAGCCGCAACAATACGCCGCTTCTGGGCGGTCAAGTAATCTTGGGCGGAATTGACCTGCATCCTATTTATACAGACCGGAGAGAATACACTCAAATGAGGTTCGTTCTCATTAGCACTCACGTTGATCAGACCACGGGGTACTCGAAGGTGGTGTCCAATCTTCTGGCCCAGGCAGCAACTCTTGCACCGAAGGTGAAGACGTTTCACTTTGGATTTCAGCGTCATCCGGAGCACAAGAACATCCGCAAGGTCCCGGATGGAATCGTGGCCTACGACGCAGCGGCCAATGAGGATCCGAAGGAGGAGGGGTTTGGGTTCAATAAGATCCACGAGTACCTGGAGATGGTAGGTCCCGATGTGGTGATGATCTACAACGATCCGATGATCATTGCCCGATTCATTCAGGCCATGAAGTACAAGAAGGGCGAGACGCCATACAAGCTGTGGATCTACGTGGACCAGGTCTACAATGGCATCGCCCAGCCCTTGATGGACGAAATCAACAAGTCTGCGGAGCGTGTGTACTGCTTCACGGATTCGTGGGCCAAGACGTTCAGCGAGTATGGTGCAGATGTTGCGGTACCCAAGACGATTGAGCACGCGGTGGATTCTGCTATCTTCTCGAACCTGCCGAATTCCACACGGACTACGTTGCGTAAGAACGTGGGTCTCCCTCCGGATGCGATCGTGTTTCTCAACGCGAACCGCAACAGCCAGCGGAAGCGTCAGGACCTGACGATCATGGGATTCGTTGAGCTTCTGCGTCGGCACCCAGATAAGCCGTTGTGGCTGCTCATGGTAACGGCTGTGGATCCTCAGAAGGGTGCGTATTACGACATTCAGCGTATCTTCGTGGACCAGCTCGCACGTGCCGGTCTCGATGTGCCAACGTACGGCAAGCGGATGGCGATCGTCGATACGGCCCCGCCGAATGTGCTGAACGACGATGGCGTGAACCAGATCTACAACATGTGCGACGTGGGCATCAATACGTCGGATGGCGAGGGGTTCGGTCTGTGCCAGCTGGAGCATCTCTACACGGGTGCCCCGCAGGTTGTTACGGATGTCGGAGCCTACCGCTCATTCCTGCCCGAGGGTGCGGTTTCGTATGTGCGTCCGGGACCGCCGGTCTACCACGCAGCAGGCATGCCGCTGGGTCTGTATGCCCCTTCGTTCAATCCGGATCATGTGGCCGATGCGATGGAGAAGACCATCGCGAACCTCACGGAGATGCGTGTGGTTGCGGGCACGAACAAGTTCAAGACCTGGAGGGATGTGTGTGCTTCTTGGCTATCTGATCTCACTGCAGCCAATATTTAATCTGCGTTTCGGAGATCTTCGTGCCGATGCGTAACAACCGCTGATTGTCCTCGAAGGCTTGGCCGTCGAAGATTTCTTTGGAGTCAGGGTCCATGAAGTACACAATGTCCTTGATCTTCAGCTTCTGCAACCGCCGCTTCTTTCGCGTCATGTTCCGCAGGTAGGTTTCATCCAAATCATCGGACTTGATGTTCGGCTTGAACGCGAGATCCTCGCCTGTGGCCGTGGTGTCGAACCGCATACATGAGATCTGCGGCTTCTCGCGAGAGTGAAGTTTGCGATGGATCTCACAGTCCACCGCAGACTGCTTGAGCAACACGGAAATCCTCTGATTGACCTTGTCCTTCTCGTACACCTTCTCATACAGGTATTCATCTGTGGACATGAACGTTTCCACAGGCGGATCACCTTCATACCGCTTCAGCTCCACGTCGGATTTGCGGACCGCCACGATGTTCGGACCGTCCGCACCCTTGGACTGGGTAGGTGAAATCACAGACAAGTAAAAGCTCACGCGAACCGTGCGTTCGGCAATAGGAAGCGTCGCATGGGAACAGATACGAATCGCACGACCAATGACCTGGTCGTGACGGGCAGGAGTCCAATGCGGCTCCATAATGTGGACGTGTCGGACATTGGCAAGCGTGATGCCTTCCGCACCACTCGACGAGGCCATCAGCAGACACAAGAGCTTCTTTCCACGCTGCTCAATGCTCGTCTTCAAACTGGGAGGAAAGCTGTTCTCGTAGCGATTGTTCAGAATCTGACGCATCAGTTCACGCTGATCCTCCTTCTCTTTGCCAGTGAAGAAGGCATAGGCCGGCTTGTCCTCCATTTCATCCTCCTGCCACTGGCCGTTCTTGTTGGTGATCTTGTACTGCTGCCATCCGTTCGCGTCCAGGATCGCGGCGAATACACCAAGACCTTCGAGTTCACGGTACTGCGAATAGACGAACTGATTAGGCCACTCGGCCTGGGAGTTGCGTGTCTCTTCGATATTCGTCAGCATCTTCAGTAACTTGGGGCTGAAGGCCTCCAACGCCTTGGCGGAGAGGTACTTGGCCGGCTGTGCCTTCAAGGCCGCCAGAATCTCCGGCTTCTCTTGGACCGTCTCTTCCGTTACACCGCCTTCATTCTCCTTGGTGAGTTTCCGCAGCTCAGGAGGCACGGCAAAGTTACACGCTAAGCGGGACGTTACGCGGTACGAACCACCGTCATCGTTCATGCTCAAGGCCTTCTTCGCGTCCGCCTTGATTTCCTGGAAGCGAACGTCGAGGTACTGTACGAACTGTTCGGGGCTCATAATGACCTTTTCCAGCATCTTGTCGTCGTCCACGCGTTTCGGAATCAGACGCTCATCGGCACCCTTGAAGTAGGACACCAATCCCTGAATACGTTTGGCGAACAACAGCGGGTTCTTGATGTTCAGACCATCCAGGAACATGTTCGCGAACTCCTCGAACTTGGTGGGCAGGCATTCAAGGTTCTCAGATGTGACGCGGTCCACCGCAATCTCGGACCCCACTTCGCCTTCGAACTTGGTAGACCATGACTTCACCCAGTCCATGGCCAGTGGGATGAACGGAATGTCCTTCTTATACTGCACGGCAATGCGGTCACCGGCCTCATTGTAGACGGAACGGAAATGCGGTGGATTGCGGGTCAGCATCGCATACTTCTTAACGGCATTGAACTCGATGGTATCCACATCCGGCAGGGCCTTGAACGCAGACTTCATTTTTTCCTCGTCCCACGACGTAGCCTTAGCAAACGGAATCGTGATCCGCTCAATCGGTCCACGCAGTAGATTCATGAGGTACGCAATCTCGTTGGGGCGATTGATGACGGGCGTGCCCGACAACCCGACAATCTTACAATCGGTGGCAGTGTAGACCGCATTGTACAGTTTCGCCGCAATGTCGCTTGAGTTCACGATACGCGAGATCAGGTTATGAACCTCGTCGATGATCACTACGCAGCCGTTGAACGGATTGTCAACGGCCTCGTCTTTGGGTACATACTTCTCGATGTTCTGCGAGTTGAGACCGTTGTAGTTGATAAAATTGAAGCGTTGTCCGATAATATCCTCAATCTGGGCCTTGATGATATCCTGAGCCGTCTTGGGCAGGTCCTTGTAATTCGGGTTCTCGCCCGCAACCGTCACGAAGAACTTGCCCGTGCGGTCCAGGAATCCATCGGAGATGTTCAACGCCTTGGCCTCGGCACGCGACTGCTCGTTCAACGCCTTCTCACGCCAGTGCTGCTCAAAGGAGTAGATCGGGTCGCCACACTTTCGCAGCTCGGAACGGTAGTTCTGTTGAAGTGACGCGGGTGTCAGAACCCAGACCTTCTTGTAGCTCATCAGCGACTCGGCCACTGCGATGGACGTACAGGTCTTGCCGGATCCCAGACCGTGGTACAGAAGAATGCCGCGGTAGGGTGTCTCGATCATCAGGTAGTCGCGAATCAGCTTCTGATACGGGAACATCTCACGAGCATTTGACTGCTTCTGGCACAGGTCAACGTCCTTGTCTTCGGCGTCGAGGGGATCGCGGTCATCCTTGCGGTATTTCAGAAAGATGCGGGTGATGTAGTCCGCGAACGCTTTCCGGTTCGGGAGTACAAAGCTCATTATCTTGTGGTGCGTTGAAAGTTTCGCGGGGATTAACAAGATGAGCGATCACTACCGCCTGGCAAAGGAGAGCGACCTCAAGGAAGGCGTTTCCCTCTTCAGGGGAGGTCTGAAAAATGTCGCGAAACCCCCCGAAGCAATCACTGTTCAATCCTACATTGACGGCAAATTGACATATACTGGCAGAAGCGGCGTAACGGTGACACAGGACGTAGACGTAGACGAACCATACTATGCTTTACAGTCTAAATCGGGGAAGTCGCTTTCTGCCATTTTATGGGTACGGACAGACTCTGACAATGTGGAGTTCACACCTACCGAGCCTCCAACTGTGTCTCAGAAGGAACAGGAAAACCGTGCA